ATCGACGGCGACTACATCGGCATCATCCACCCCTACACCGCCTATGACCTGATGCGGGATCCCGACTGGCGCGATCCCCACAAGTACGCCGACACCACCAACCTCTACGAGGGCGAGATCGGCAAGATCGGCGGCGTCCGCTTCGTGCAGAGCACCGAGGCCAAGATCTGGCGCGACAGTACCTGCCCCGCCCAGAGCGGCGCAAACCCCGCCTATTACGCGGTGTTTGCCTCCCTGTTCTTTGGCGACGGCGCCTACGGCACCACCGAGGTAGAGGGCGGCGGCCTGCAGACCATCGTGAAGCAGAAGGGCTCCGCCGGCACCGCCGATCCTCTGGACCAGCGCTCCAGCGTGGGCTGGAAGGCGCTGAAGACCGCGGAGATCCTGCTGCCCAGCTATCTGATCCGCGTGGAGCACATGTGCCGCCGCTACTCTGCCACCGCGGGAGCCAACTGAGTTTTGAGCCTGTAGTTTTGAGTTTTGAGGACTCCCCGGCGGGCATGCCGGGGAGTACCTCCCAACGAAAGGGGAACAAAATGGAGAAAAACGAAAAGAAAGAGCAGGAGGAACTCATCAGCATCCGCCTGCCGCTGACCAAGGAGCTGCAGAATGACGTGTTCGTGCGGGTGAACCACCGCACCTGGCTCATCAAGCGGGGTGAGACCGTGAAGGTGCCCGCCTGCGTGGTGGAGGTGCTGGAGCACGCCGACCAGGCCACTGCCGAGAGCCTGCAGTACCAGGCCGCCCACGAGAGCAGAAGCTGAGCGAAGGAGACGGTGCACAGGGAGCGTCCAAACGCTCCCTGTGCGTGAAATGTGACTTGCTTCGCGGGGACCTCATCCACCGCAAGCGGTCCCCCTTCCCCCTGCGGGGGGAAGGCTTGGAGGGGGAACCTACAAGGAAGGTGGACCCCTCAGTCACGGCGCTTGCGTGAGACGCGCCGCGACAGCTCCCCTTTCAGGGGAGCCCATAAGGAAGGTGGACCCCTCAGTCTGCCTGACGGCAGACAGCTCCCCTTAGGCAGGGGAGCCTATAAGGAAGGTGATTGAAATGACAGCAATGGACGCGATCCGGGAGGCGGATCGGCTGAGGCCGAACAGCTATCCCGCGGAGGACAAGCTCCGCTGGCTGGATCGCCTGGAAGCACGCATCCGGGAGGAAATCCTGCAGCGCTGTGAGGGTCAAGCTCCTGCAAGAGATGAGCTTGACCCGGAAACGCCGGACCGGCAGCTTACGGCGGAGGCGCCCTACGACGAAATGTATGTCCACTGGCTTTGTGCCCAGATGGCGCTTTACGAGCAGGAGCTGGAGAGCTTCAACGCGGCAAACGCCCTGTTCGAGGCGGTGTTTGGCAGCTTTCGCAACGCATACAACCGGGATCACAGGCCCTGCTCGGCGGCAAAACGCTATTTTTGAGGAGGCTGGGCCATGTTTTATCCGAAACTGAGGCCACTGAGAAGCAGACGGGTGAGCACCGATCGCTTTCTCGGCTATGAGCACCGGCTGCACATTCCCGACGGGGCTTTTTTCGAGACCGAAAACCTGAGCGGGGATGCCTACCCCCTGCTCTCCAGCAGAAAGCCCCGGGGATTGATCGCGTCCCTGGATGATCCGGGCGGCCTGCTGGAAAAGGACGCGCCCTGCTGGGTGGCGGGCGGGACGCTCTATGTAAATGGACTTGCCACCGCCGTGACGGGGCTGGGTCCCGGGGAAAAGCAGCTGGTAAGCATCGGCGCCTATGTGCTCATTTTCCCGGACAAGGTCTATTACAACACCGCCGACCCTGCGGACTGGGGCAGCATGGAGGCGTCGTTTGAGACTCTGGGTTCCGTGACCTACACCCCCTGCAGTGTGGACGGTGAGGCATACACCGTGTCAAGCACCGGACCCCAGGAGCCCTCCGCCCCGGAAAACGGAGAGATCTGGATCGACACCGCCGACGGCGGAACGGTCTACCGACAGTGGAGCCAGGCGAGCCTCCTCTGGGTGGAGATCGAAACAGTGTATATCAGGATCGGTTTCACCTGCCGGGGGGAAATCCCGCGGCTGTTCCGGCAGTATGACGGCGTGAGGTTTTCCGGCAGCCAGAAGGATGAACTCAACGGGGAGAAGATCCTCTACGCAGTGGGCGGGGACGAGAATACCGACGACTATGTGGTGGTTGCGGGCCTGCTGCGGGAGGCCTATACCGACGAGGGAAAACAGCTGAAGCTGGAGCGGAAGCTTCCTCAAATGGACTATGTCTGTGAGTGCCAGAACCGACTTTGGGGCTGCTTTTACGGCAGCGATGGGGAAAAAAATCTGAACGAGATCTACTGCAGCGCCCTGGGGGATTTCCGAAACTTTCGACAGTACCTGGGCCTGAGCACGGATTCCTGGACGGCAAGCGTGGGCTCCGACGGACCCTGGACCGGGGCGGTGAACTACCTGGGCTCACCCACCTTCTTCAAGGAAAACCGGATCCATCGGGTCTCCGTCAGCTCCAGCGGCGCCCACCGGCTGGAGGAGACTGTGTGCCGGGGCGTGCAGCGTGGCAGCCACAAGAGCCTCTGCGTGGTGGGGGAGACCCTGCTTTATAAGAGCAGGACCGACGTATGCGCCTGGCAGGGCGGTTTTCCCCATAGCATCAGCGGCGCGCTGGGAGAGGATAACTATTCCGAAGCCGCCGCCGGGAGCATCGGGGAAAAGTATTACATTTCCATGCGAAATGCCGATGGGGTCTGGAGCCTTTTCGTCTATGACCTGGGAAAAGCACTCTGGTACCGGGAGGATGGACTCCGCGCCCTCTGCTTTGCCCGCTGCGGTGACAGCCTCTGCTGTATCGATGCGCAGACAGGAAAGCTTTGGGATCTGCAAGGTGCGGAGGGAGAAGCGGAGGCATGCTTCCCCTGGCTGGCGGAGACCGGCGTACAGAGCTATGAAACGGCGGACCGGAAATATCTCACCCGCTTTGACATCAAGCTGCAGCTGGCGGAAGGCGGATGGATGAAGGCTTATCTCAACTATGACAGCGGAGAAGAGTGGCTGCCCGCCGGGGAGATCGAGGGACGAGGCCTGGAGACAGTGCTGCTGCCCGTGCGGCCCAGACGCTGCGACCATCTGCGGCTTCGCCTTGCGGGAGAAGGGGAGCTGCGCATCTTTTCGATCACCAGAAAGCTGCGGAAAGGGAGTGATCTGCCATGAGAGAGCTTCCGCCGGTCCTGTCCGGAGACGCGCTGCAGCAGATCGCCGCCCTGCGGGATTATCTGGTGCGCACGGCCCGCAACAGCGAGAGCGAGACTGTGGAGACTGTCGCTGCCCATGCCGACGGCATTTGGAAACAGACGAGAAAGGCGACAGGTGCGGTGACTCTCCGTGCAGACGAAAACCAGTCTCCCGACGTGCTGCAGCGGGAGGCCAGGCTGCGGGCCCTGATCGTGAAGAGCGCGGAGGACAGCCGTGAAAGGGACAATGTGCTTTTGAGCAGCATCGGCGATCTGGGCTATGAAATGCGCCAGCGCTATCTGGCAAAAAGCGAGTTCGGGGAATACCAGCAGGAGATCCTGCTTCTCATCGACGCCACTGCCCGGCAGATCGTGGAAAGCTACGGCCTTCTGGAGCAGATCCAGGCAACCCGGGCGGAGCTTGGCGAAATGGGGGACGCCCTTGCCGCCTATGAACTGGAGATCAGCGGGCAGATCCGCCGCGGCTTCCTGGAGGACCCGGATACCCATCAGACGGTGCTTGGTATCGCTATTTCCCAGCAGCTGCAGTTCACCGGAAGAGAGCTCAGCGACGGGGGATGGCGTTATTACGAGCTGTCCCCGGGCCAGACCCTTGGCCTCTATACCTCAACAGGCTGGCAGTTCTGGGTGAACGGTCGGAAGGTTGGCTGGTTCGACTCCTCCGACGGCATGCTGCACACGGTGAGCCAGGTGGTGGAGGAAAAGATCCGTATGGGCGACTGGCGGATGAGCGCGCAGAACGGGTTCGGACTGAAATACATGGGAGGATGAGATGAGCACGACCTTGACCACCAGCGCCAGCTGGTACCGCGTTGGCGCGAAATACCCGATGCCTGGGAGCCTGGGCTATGACTACGCGCCGCTGGTGGGACACTTCAAGTTCCACACGCCAAGCTCCGGCGCGACAAGCGTGAGCTTCGCCTCCGAAAAGTACCAGATTTACGAAGGGGAGTATACTCCCTTGGATTTCGGTTACCGGTTCCTGGTGACATCGGAATCCACCGGCTACGAGAGAGAATGGGGCGATAATCGAGGCATCCCCACGGTGAATGCGGGGGATTCCCTGACCGGCAGCGTCAACATCGACCTGATGCCGGACCGGGACTATTATCTTTGGATTTGGCCAAGGGTCGACGCCTATCACCGCATGGCGCCGGGGACCATCACCGTGACAGTGGACGGCATCTATGGCACGCCCAGCGTCATCACGGCAAGCGACGGCGCTTTCGGAAGCCAGATCCCGATAGGTCTGACGGTGTCTACGGAAGGCGCGGTCCACGATCTGTATGTGAGCTGCGCAGGACAGACGGAGACGCTGCTGAGCCGGAGTCCCGCTGCCAGCTGCGTGTGGACGCCGGATCTCGCGGCCTTTGCCGCATTGCTGCCGAACACGGGGAGCGCCCAGGCGGTGTTCACCTGCGAGACCTTTTTCAACGGGAACAGCGTGGGGAGCACCACCGCGAGCATCACGGTGCGCTTCGCCCCGGGGAGCCTGCCGCCAATGCTTACGCCGGGCTGGGCCGCGGCGGCAGTATACAACGCCGGATCCGCGGCCGCCGGGATCAGCGTATACGTCCAGGGCTACAGCAAAGCGGAGGTGAGCTTCGACAGCTCCAGGATCAGCTGTCCATACGGCGCCGGTGTGGCCAGTTTCCGCATCCGCTGCAATGGGGTGACAGTGGACGATCCTCCGTATCGGACGGAGGTGCTGACGGGGAACGCGGAGATCCTCTGCACGGTGATAGACAGCAGAGGCCAGGAGGCCAGCGAAACGCTGCAGATCACGGTACAGCCTTATGCGGAACCCAGGATTACGGAATTGTCTGTCTTTCGCTGCGACAGCACAGGTCAGGCGGACGAAGCAGGACAGTTTTATTCCGCAAAGGGGAAGGTGTTGTTTTCTCCCCTGGGGGGACAAAACAACGTCAGTCTGACGGCAGCCCACAAGCTGCGGGAGGCGGCTGATTACGGCGCGGATGTCGCCATGGAAAACAACAGTGCCAGGGTGGTCGGCGGACTCTCCGCAGACAGCAGCTATCTTGTCCGTTTGACTGCGAGGGATGCGCTGGAAAACAGCGCCGTGGTAACGGCAGAGCTGCCGACCCAGCATTGGGCCATGAAGTTCCGTCCCGGCGGGATGGGCGTGGGCTTCGGCAAGGCGCCGGAGCACGACAACTGTATCGAGCTGCCGGCCGGGTGGGTGATCCGCATCGGGAACACAGTTGTGGTGAGCGAATAAGAGGGAAGGAGAGATAGCAAATGATCCATGTAATCGTGCGCGAGCGGGACGCGGCGGCCCAGGCCACAGAGCCGATCACGTCCGGCAGCGTAGGCCTGGAGTGCAGCTTCCGCTTTTCAGAAGACTGGGACGGTCTGGGTAAGGTGGCAATCTTCCAGGGGAGCAGACAGACCATCGACGTGGCCCTGGTGGGAGAGAATAGCTGCGCGGTGCCCCACGAAGTGCTGCAGTACGCGCTGGGACACCTGAAGATCGGCGTCTACGGCACGGGAGAGCAGGGACAGAGAGTGACGCCCACCGTCTGGGCCGACGCGGGACGGATCTTGCCCGGCGCGGAGCCCTCCGAGAGCGAGCCGACGCCGGCAACCGAGAGCCTGGTACAGCAGATCCTGGAGGCAGCAGAGGCGGCGCGGGAGATCGCACAGAGCGTGCGGGATGACGCGGACGATGGAGAGTTCGACGGGGAGGACGGCGTTTCCCCGGACGTGAGCGTATCGGCGATCACCGGCGGGCACCGGATCACCATCGTGGACGCCGACAACACCTACGAGTTTGACGTCATGGACGGCGAGAAGGGTGAGCCCGGCAGCAGCGTTTGGTGGGCACCGACGAGCGCGAGGATCGTAGACGCGTTCGTCACAATCGAACGGCTTTCCGGCAGGGAAGGCATCCCGCCCCAGATCGGCGACCTGGTTTTCTTCGAAGACTACGAAGTGTACGTGATCTCGGCTGTCAGCCAGTACCGCGCTGCGATCGACAGGCTCGGCAGTATCATCGGCCCGAAGGGCGACAAGGGCGATGCGTTCACCTACGAGGACTTCACGGCGGCGCAGCTTGCCGCGCTGACCGGACCGCAGGGGCCTGTTGGCCCGAAAGGAAATCCCGGTGATGACGGCGTCTCTCCTGTTGTCACCGTCACGGCTATCACCGGCGGGCACCGTGTCACCATCACCGACGCGCAGGGTGCGCACACTTTCGACGTGCTGGACGGCGAGGGCGGCGGCGACAACATCTTCTGGGCCACGCCGAACGTGACCTCGGAAGACGAGATCACAGCGGCGGTCACGGCGGGAAAGACTGTGATGTGCAAGATTGATGATGTGTTCTTCTACGTCCAGGGCCGCGTTGACACGGGCACAGCTCCCATGAGGATTCACTACTGGGCATTCTTTGGAGTCGGGGACGAAGGCTTCCTCTCGTTCACCGTGCGCGGAAACGCCTGGAGCGAGATCGGCTCGACTAAACTCCCCACCAACACCAGCGACCTGGTCAACGACAGCGGATTCCTGACGCAGCATCAAGACATCAGCGGCAAGCAGAATAAAAACCTCGGCGCGGCAAACGCCGGGAAGTTCCTGGTGGTCGGCTCTGACGGCGACATCACGGCTGTCACCATGAGTGCATGGCAAGGGGGTAACTACTGATGGCTCTGGATAAACTCGTGGACAGCAGCCAGCTCGACGCTGACCTG